GTTCATGTTCCTGTATCGCAACGAACCTATTTAGAAGTGGTTGAGGCTGTTGAATCAAAATCAACCACGGATGAAGACAGTTCTAGTGATACAGATACAGAGGACGATGATAAAGAGCAAGAACAAACTCCTGACACGATACCTGAAACCACACCAGTAGTACCACCCGTTCAGTTGGATGAAGGGGAGAAATCTGGAGGTGAAGAGAGTAAGGGCAGCGAAGAAGAAGAGAAAGAGGAAGAGAAAGGCGAGGAAAAGAAAGACCAAGAGAATGAGGAGAAGGAAATTAATGATGGCTGGAATGGATATGTAAGACCTGAATGGAGCATGCTTTTACCTGGTTGTAGGCGGGACTGGAATCTTTGCTTAAATCCTAACGCGGAGTTGTTTGCGTACCGCGCCAAGAAGAGCGAAATATTTCAAACCACCGACCCAGGTGTTTATAAGATCAACGTTACTAGCACTGTTGGTGCTCTATTTCCTATTGTGTGGCGGCAAGATGTTGACCGCAGTAAGACTTATGACTACAATTTTATTGGCAAAATCCACGCCTGGAATGGTAGTGGTGTTGTAGAGGCGTCTTCTGTGTGTATGACTATACTTCTTGTGCGCAATTTCCATCCTGACAATCCCGATCCGCTTGAACTAGAGAAATTTATTACACCACACACATCAATTTTGACAGATGAAGAATCCGCTATCGTCCCAAAACGAGTCGAGGCTTGTGCCTTAGCAATTATTGACAGAATATTCGACTCAACTGGGTTAGACATGATAAGGATTCATGATCTTGTCAGACAGAGATATAAGCGTTTTTGGGATGATTATCCGCATCTTGACTATCATGTGTCTGTAATACTATCTAGTGAATCTTATTGGTCTGTTGTTTCGAGTAGGTGTGAGCATATCGCCAAAAATTGGAAGAAGAGGTCTTTGACTTATTTGCAGTGTCTTGGTTCCAGGAGGGGTTACGATGAAGAAGAAATTCTCATCAAATATGATTATAGACGTAAATACGTTAAGGTTCGTCAGTGTGCCCAAAAAGCTTTGTGTGCCGTTGTTCCAGTCTTAGGCTGGGCATACTTCGGTTATCATCAAGTAACAGGTGGCTGGCTAAACCGCAACGGATATAGACGCAAGGCAATCGAAGGGCTTACCAAAGAACTCATTCCAAAACAAAATCTAGCTATAATGGTTGCTTCAAAAATTCGTATACAGAAGTTTGTGGGCTCGGAGAGACCTATCCCTCCTATTTGGGAAAAGGTTGATCTACCTACACTTAACATACCGACTGAGGAAGAAAAGCAATCCTATTTGGCGAAATTTGGCTCACATATCGACGTCCCTCAAACAATTCCATCAAATCATCCCGCAAATCTCTATGAAGCAGTACGACACCGCATGGCGTTCGACCGCCAGGTCGACGAAATGAAAGAAGATTCATTCTATCACTATGCTACATCAATATTAGATAAGTTCTGCCCCATCATTAATGTCTCGTATGACAATTCTTGTGAACACCTCATTTCTCAGTATGGTGTTAAGAAGGGTACTAGACTACATTTAAAGAAAGATGAGGAGTGGGAATCAAAAGATGCATGGTCAGAAGGATTTGTAAAAGCGGAAACCTATTTTAAACTTGAACCAAAACAACGCATGATCTTCAATCGCACCGAACGTTTCGTAGGAAAGTTGTCTAAGCCAATGCACGATCTCTGTAAAGGGATTAAACATTGGTTAAATTCCACATATAAAATAATGTATGTTTGTGGTGATACCCCAGACCAAATGGGGGCATTTGTCAGTTTGATGGAAAATTATTCCACTCATATTGAGAATGATGTCTCTAGTTGGGACGGCTCACTTACAACAACATTTTTGGATGTGGAGAAATACTTCTTTTCTAAATTCGTAGAGGGTTTTAAAGATGACGATCGAGACTTCTTGTTAGAACATTGGCACCACGTTTGGATGACTCCAAAAGACAGAAGTTTCAGTTTCAAGTCAAATCATGGCAGACGCTCAGGCGATTTATGGACCTCCGCATTTAACACTCTTCTCAACGTTTTACTCCACATGTACGTTTTCGACCTGGATTTTAACAGTGACTTCAAACTTATGGTACTAGGTGATGATTCCTGTCTTTCATATGACGGGAATTTAAACGCCAACTGTATTACAAGAAGTTACTCAGATCTAGGCATGTCTTGTGAAGTTATATTCCGCGAAAGAGCATCTCAATATCAATTTTGTTCAGGGTACTTTTACAATGTTGACAAAGGACTTAGGTGGGGTGTTAAACCATTTAAAACACTGGCCAAGTTCGGCGTTAACTACGGTAATCACCGCCCTGACAAATTTAAAGGTTTATTGTATGGTACTGCCAAATCTCTTCTTCCTATATGTGGTCACGTTCCAGTTGTTGGCGCATTTATGAGAGCTATTGTGAAGACTTCAAAATTGAGGGGCATTAAAGCTATTACGGACAATCGTTGGGAAAACCCATATCGACCGCAGGGTGGATTGGTCTTAACTCCCAGTCTCGACACTTATCTAGAATGTGCCGAGAGATATTCCGTTAGTGCCGATAAACTCATAGAAGTGGACATGTTCATCGAATCGACAGTAGACATAGAGAATTGCCCATATTATTTGGCTGACGACTTTTTCAAACAAGGATGTGTTAGTGACTTGGCTGTAGAATTAGACTCCAATAAGTGGGTCACCATTGAAATGGCAGAATGCGACGAAAAGATTG